TGAATAGTAGACAGTCGACCACTATAAGCAAGACACCCCTCAGTACAAGCGCCGGACCCTCGACAAGTGTTTACACCCTTGACCATCGTTGAAGGTGCAAGATATAAACCATAGGCTTGTACTGCATTGTGTGTCTTTTCAAACTTGCTTGACTTGGTAAAAATTGATCGGTGTTGTCCTCCTTTTGTAAACATGCATTCTTTAAATGTATGGAATGGTACAGTTCCACGGGTTGACATGTAACGCCGAAAAGCAGGAATGTTTTGGGTTTTGATATATTTATTGTACATTTTGTACTCCATATTTTTTGGTTAAGGTAGGTTATAAATCACAGAATTGTAATTCATACTATCAATATATAGTGTCCTTACTACACCGTCAAGTTGTATAGATATCTTTTTTGAAAAATAAATTGCAGCTGTGAAAATACACCAACAGACTATACACGTGTACGTATGGGGTTAGGGGGGGGGAGGGGGTAGGTCGGTGGGACACCAGCTGGCCATCCAGGACTCGCCAAAAGTTTGGGAGATTCTGTATTAAGGGAGCGTTTTTATTAAGGGAGCGATTTTTTATAGTATCGGTAGTAGTGGTGGTGTTGTTGTATAGGAAGAAAAACTTTACTTATTTACTTGACATACGTATGTAGACAGGATACTATAGGTAGGTACACAACAACTGTACAAACCTACCAACCAACATACGGAGCAACCATGTCACAACAGACATTCACATACAAGTCATCAATAATGGGTGACTTTAATTTCAGCAGTAAAGAGAAGTTAATTGAGTTCCTAACCACAGACCGTTCTACAGTCCGAAACATGCAATGGAACTGTCAAACTCACTATGAGGAGAATGGACCATTTGTGCCATTTTACTCAATCGAGATTCAATCTATTCAACTGACAAAACACCAAGCGAATCATGCTGGATTTTTCAATACATATTCTACTTATGCAAACTACACAGTTACCTATACCATCAACCTACCAACGGAGTTAAACCAATGAGTTTATTTCAAACTTATAAGGGCATCAGTACGATGCAACCAATCAATAGCAAACCACTAGCACTCAAGTATTCTATAGAATCTGGAGCGTCCTACTACTACACAGAAACGACAAAAGGAGAACACTGGCTATTGTGTCCCGAATGTGCGTTAGACTGTGTAGAGGATGTTGATATGGAGCGACATGAGATACACAATGACAGTGTACATGCACACTGCGACAACTGCCCCAGAGTGATTGAGGCTGTGCCTAATCCAATCAATGAGTTTTACAGCAATAATGGTATTTTTGAAGTGCCTTGCGATGGAACGAACCAAGTATTTTTGTTGGTGGAGTTATGGAGCTCTGAAGGATTAGAGTACCATCGCACTGTATATTTAGGAGGTGAGTGATGCCACGTCTAATGTGCATACCACCCAACGTCACTCAAATAATCAGTGCAGTACCAGTACATGGTACGAAGCTGACCATCATAAACAACCGATACATTGTCAGTCCACATGAGGTGCTGATTGACGATGCACCCATCTGTTCTGTTGCACGTGTCCCATTTATAGGTGACGTCATTCGTGCTGACAACGATGCGGTTCACCACACCATTACCATCATCGTCAATGCTATGGCTCGGCTCGGTAAGGTCAATGCCGGTATGGAGCATGCCTATGAACTAGGGATGCTTCATCAAATAGATGCAGTCAATGAAACCATACGGTACTGTAGAAAGGAACGCAATCTAGGATGCTACGATTTGGTATTGGCAGTAGACTATCTCTATGGACATGTACGTACACCAGATGTTGGAGGTGAGCAATGATTCTCAGATTAACCAGTCCCAATAGACAACTCACTATATGTAGTACAAACTCTATAGAGGGTGCTAAACCAAATATGAAAGGATGCCAAGTCATCACATCCAACGGTACATTCGATGTTCTAGAGAGTGTGGAGGAGGTCTACAAACTTTGGCACGATTCTTGCACTAATATTACTAATATTAGTACTAATATAGTAGCCGAGAAAAATTCTAACTTTATCAACACCAACACTAATAGTAATAATAGTAATAATAGTGTTGGTGCTGTTGGGGAAGGTAAAGTTCTGCTTCTAAATAATATGCCAATACCAGTAGACACATCCGTTAAACCACAGCTGTACGACTACTGCAAAACCAATGAACCACTACTGACTTTATTCTCATACTGGGTAGACCTGTTGGAGGACAACGGTGGTGAATACAATCTGGTATCAGCATACGACTTAGGCACTCTAGCTCGTGTGGTTAGAACTGGAGCGATTGACAAGGCAAGAGCAGTAATGGACTGGGTATTCAAGGCAGACCACTATCGAGCCAAATACCTACGTGACAATGGTATGGTGAATCCAGCAGTAATCGTGTCTAGTAAGAAGCTGGATGCCAACTATGCTCTTACACAGGTCAAGACACTGCCAGCACTACCAAAGAGCGTCAGACGACGCTCTACGATCCCTACATTCGATGAGAATGGCAACCTAGTTGGAGGTGAGTAATGGCTACACAGAGAGGAATAGACATGGCGATGGATATGTTCATGGCTACATTCAATAAGAAACCGGAGTGGAAGGACAGCATTGCACCAGTATGGACTCACTCTCTAGACAAGGTCAAAGACAAAGTCCTTTGGGATTCGATGATGCGTGTCTGCACTAGGAAGTGGAAGTACCCACCAACACTCGGTCATGTCATCGAGGAAATAGAAGCTGTCATAAAAGAAATGGGTGGCAGTGGGCTAGTGCTCAACGACTACAAGTTCTGTGAGAACTGCATTGAGAGAGAGGGTATCATCGAGGTAGCCTATCAATACCTGGTTCGAGAAACGGGTAAACTCAAGGCATACAAAGGCATAGCCCGATGCACCTGTACTGGAGCGAAGTCGAAGTATCCTGTGATGCAATGTGTAGAAGAACTGTCTAACAGCAAACATTTGGATGGTAGCATGACTATTGTGGCATGGCATCAGAGCAATGGCTCACAACCGTTTCTAACCATGAAGCAACGTGAACCACACAACCACACCAAGATGCTTCAGCACACAGCAGAGAAGAAAGCACTGGGTATTCCAAACCCATTTGAGAAGTACAAGGATCTCATCGTTCAAGGAATTCATGTACCACCAGATGCTAAACGTGTAATGACATTTCCAACAAAACCTGTACAACCAGTTGCACAACCTACGACAACACACTACAATAATAACACTGACCCAGATGATTGTATCTGGTAAACCTACCAACCACAACGGAGTAAACCATGTCTTTCTTAGACGACTTCAACTACATCATATCTCAAACCAGCAACAACTCTACTAGAGCGACTCTAGAGAAAACGTTTGCTATGCTCGTGGCTCAGAACGAAACACGCAACATCGACAAACTGTTAGAGCACTGGCACAGTCTACAGCTCAAACCATTTGGGGAATCCAACATACACAGCTGGGCAAACCTACGTGTTAAGATTGACGAGATCAGCCAGATTCTACGTGACTATGGATGGGTATACTGTCCCGACACCACACCACCAAACTTCACAGGGGAACGTGGATGGATGCACCCATACTATGCACGACAGTCAACTGAACACCATCACCTGTTGTACGTAGAATCTGACCTTCAGAACAACTGCTACTTCCATGTGACCATCTATCATCCCGAAATCAAGTTCTATGAGCACGTCAACCTAGATGCAATCATGCTGTGGATTGATAAGAACTGGGGAGTGGACCATGAAAATCAGTGAAACCATTGAGCACATCACAGAGCATTGGAAACTCAAGGGCTTCTTCGATGATGACCGAGTAGACAATGTGCAGAAAGAACTCAAGACCAACATGCTATCGGATGGTAGCATGGTTGGACACACACCACGATGGACCTGTGTAATCGACGACAATGGGTATACATGCTCATGTCCCGACCATCAGTATCGTGGCTCTATGTGTAAACATCTGGGTGCATTGGCATCAAAGATTAAGAGTGACTGGGACAAAGAATTTAAACAAGAGGAGGACAACAATGTTCGCAACTGAATTAAAAGAAACCCTATCTACTGTCAATAAATCTGAGTTGGCACGAAGTGTTGGATGCCACAGAGATACAATCTGTCGTTGGCAACAAGGTAAGCAATTACCTACAATCGTACAGCTGTTGCCATTCTGCAAATACCTGTACCCCGACAACTGGGAACAGGCATACGTCATGTGGTCAGAGCTTGTGTATGCCCAGCATCAAGACAAACTCGACAGTAAATAAAAACATGTTATAATAACCTACCTGTACTTCGTATACATGGTAGGTTTGGGTAGGGGTGGTTCCCTACCCTTTTCTATTAGTGGAGGTGCTGGTGTTAGGATTCAGCAAGTGGCTTAATAAAGTAATGAACCGGAATGCACTGCACAAGGAGATCCTGGCAGAGCGCAGTGGTCTAAGTGTTGGAAGTATTGAAGCGTATCTACGTGCTGACCACGAACCACGCATGAGCAATCTAATAGCCATAGTCGCTGTCATTTCAATGATTGAGGACAGAAGCCCAACTCAAATAATGTTTGAAGCTGTTGTCACGTTGCCCGAAATGATTATGATTGAAGAACGCTGGCACAAAAAAAGAAAAAGACCCTAGTGCTAGCCGGCTCTAGGGTCAAGAGTTAGAATGGTGTTCTCTATTCTGATTCAGTTTCAGTATCAACCAGCTCTTTCAATACCTTGTACAACAAGTTGATCAAGTCGGCTGCAAGTTCCTGTCGTTCATCTTTAGTCAATCCACCACGTGAGTGCTGAATCAACTTCTTAACAAACAGAACCAGTTCTGGAGTGAGTTTTAGTAATTCATTATTCATAGTATTCTCCTGTCAATATAAGTATATCCCAAGCACAACTTCAACGCATGCTTTTCTTACCCCGACATCGCCATTTCTTTCGTGACAGATTGTTTGGGGTGTTCGGGTTGTTTCGTTTTTTGGCTGACACTCGCTTCTTAATCCCGGCTGACCTGGCACAGTACGAGTCACCTTTTTTGGAACCAGGTTGTATACGATCCTTTCCACTCTTTGACTTGCCGGCTTGCCCATAGGACACCTTTTTTGTGCGACCAGTCTTTTTATTCTTAACCACTTTAACAAAACGTTTGCCTTTAGATGGGGAGCGTTTAGCTGGCATTGTCTACTCTCATTAAGGATCCTTTCAGTTCACTAATCATTGTACTCAAAGCTCCCATGCTTTGTTCAAGCAACGACATTCTTTTGTCCAGGTCTGTCATTTCCTGTACAATAGTTTCTCGAATGTCCGCTTCACGCACTTGCATGTCATCAATCACTTTATCGTATCGTGCTCTCAATGCAGTTTCTTTTTCTTCTGCTTTACGCTCACGTTCATCGGCTCGCTTCTGCAAGTCTTTATTTTGAGAATACAGAAATATACCAAAAGCAACATTAGCACCACCACTCATCAGTAGTTGCATAAGTTCTGCTTCCATTGCGACCTCCTAGAAAAAAGGGGATGCCCATTACAGACATCCCCCAATCAACAACATTACAAAGAGAAGTACATGATGGTAATTTGATCGCCACTGTTCGGAGCAGTCCCGAATGTCACTCTACAATTTCCACCACTTCCACCTGTAGCAGACAATGTGTACTGGTCTTGTCCAGATGGAGAAGAAGACACTAAGCCCATTGCCAAACCATTACGGAATACAATAGCACCACCAAGCATGTTTCCATCAGCAGCAGCACTTGTATCGAATGTGGTAGAAGTTCCATCACCAGCAGACAATGTTTCGTAAGAAGCAACGAAGTTCAACTTAGCAGATGCCAAAGTAGAATCAAGCACCTTCTGTCCAGAAACTGAACCATCTTCAAGTTGTGATCCACCAACAGCAGCATCGGCAATCTTAGCTTGAGTGATAGCATCATCAGCTACCATTGCAGTAGCAATACCACCAGCCTTAACACGTAGAGCATTAGAGTTGATCTCAATAGATGAACCATCAACAGCAACTTTCAAGTCGTTGTTAGTTCCATCTAATACAACAGCACCAGCAGCATTAACAACATTAGAGTTCAAGTGCTCACGTTGTACTGCAGCATCAGCAATCTTACTGGCATCAATAGCATCGGCTGCTATCTTTGCTGTAGTTACAGCACCATCATTGATCTTTGTTGTTACAACAGCATTTGCTGCAAGTTTGGCATCAGTTACTGCTAAGTCAGCAAGAGTCGCTGTCAATACTGAACCATCAGCAAGTTTTGCTGAAGTAATAGCATCGTCTTGAATCATCAAGGTTGCGATACCATTTGTGTCTACTTTTAATCCATTGGCTGAAGTAGCAAGTGAACCACCATCAAGATTGATAGAGATGTCAGCAACAGCACTAGAACCGTTGTAACTGGTCATTACGATACCACCAGTAGAACCAGCAGACAAAGCAGCCAAGTTTCCACCAAGTTGTACTCCACTGATTGAACTGTTCGCCAACTTACCATTGGAGATTGTACCATCAGCAATCTTATCATTGGTAACACCAGCATCTTTCAATCGAAGTGCATCTGATGATACTTCAATTGTAGAATCATCGACTTCAACATTTAATGTGTCACCAGTCTTGCTCAGAGCAGCACCAGCTGTAATGTTAGAAGCACCTGTGTACTGGCTAAAGGTCAAGTCATTAGTACCAACAACGTCTGCGCCTTTGTTTGATGTACAAACAAAACCCATGTCGCCATTAAGAGTACCTTGCTCAATGAACATCGAAGCACCAGCAGCAGCACTACCAACAGCCATGTCTGTTGAACGAGTCCAGGCATCAGCACTACAGATGTAAATACCGTTTTGTGAAGCAGTTGTTTGGTCCTTGACCAATACTCTATCTCCTGCACTAACCGATACACCATCAATAGTTTGAGTTCCACTCAATGTGATGTTTCCAGTTGTCGTTACTTTACAACTGTCCTTTGGGTCAAGTCCAGCAGCAACTGAATCTACGTATCCACGTGTTGCAAGTGCTTGTGTGTTAGCATCTGAACCGGTGTATCGCATTTGTCCAGAAAAGGAATAGTTCGCTGAACCATCCAGTTTGGTTGAATCTACTGCATTGTTTTTAATCTTCTCTTTGCCAATTTGTACTGCCATGATAGGCTCCTAAATAATATAAATGACGACTAAGTTGTCGTTATCTTCGGGTGTAAATGAGGTTGTAAAAGTTCTCGATGACGTTTCTACAATGTCCGTAAACAACTGTAGTAGTCCATTCCAATATACCTGTAATGTTCCGGTTTGGTAGGCCTTACTTACTGTGAAACTTTGGGTAGAACCATCTGTCTGTGTGGATATATCCTCATACTCAAGATTGACAGTTCCACCCCCACCCGATTCAAATGGGGATGCGACTGGCATTATTCACTCCACGTAATCGTGGTCTTGTCCACTACGCAACTACCTGTTCCCATCTTGAAGAACAAGTACACGTCACTGCCTACTTCAATATGTACTGGAAGTTTAAATTCAAATACAGCAGCACCCTTGGTAGCAGTTGTTACTCCTATTGCCAAAGTTCCTTCTGTATCTGGAAACCAAATGTCATCACCAGCAGCATCAAATGTACCTTTACATGTTAAAGAAGTACCACCACCACCAATAGTGTTGACTCGTACATAAATACCATTTATTGCGTTTACAAACTGTGCACTTGATAGTGGGTCTGTTGGCAATAGAGTGTGCTTGTGTACACGAGCAACAGCAAACGTAGATGTAACTCCTGTTACTGTTGTAGTGTTGGTGCTGGGATGATTAAAATTACCTGTTTTTGCCATAACCGTCTTCTCCTACATATGGGTCATACTTTTGTTCTTCAAGGTTTTCAGCCTTACTGGCTCTTGCCTTGTACTCTCTTAACACCTTTTCTAACCGTTCCGCTTGTTGAATCTCAGGCTTTTTCATTCGACCTGGTGTTGTTAAACCAAGACCATACCCTATTCGACCAAGTGTACCTGCTGATTGTAACGTCGTTCCTTCCGGCATAAACAACTTAGAGTAATCTTTTGCTGGGCGTATAGCTCCAATCTGACTCATCATAAACTCAAACTTTCTCATTCTTTCAAATTGTTTTTTGTCTAAGTCATAAATAAAATAATCATCTACACCAACACCTTGAGTTGCGTAATCTTCTTCTTTAGCCAAACGTGGTTGTATCTTGCCACCTACAATAAATTCCATGTAACCAATTAAATCTGCTTGGTCATTTGACATAAACTTGAGTATGTTTACATATTCTGATGGAAATTGTTTACGTTTATACTTGGTATCCAACTTCAAAGCAAACTTAATCTTTGGATCAAGAAAGCGTTCTGCAACTCTCATTACAGGACTTTCTTCTTGATACGAACCATACATATTAAAAACATCCAGCAACAATGCCATTGTTTCAACTGGTGGTAGCCCAGGTGTCATAGTAAAGAAGTCGTATTCTTTTTCTTCGGGTGTCTTTTCATAATCCACAATGCTTCTTACTGATGTATAACTAGGAAAGAAAACCTTATGTGGAAATGCCTTACCATCATTCAATGCTCGCCCCAGCTGTTCTGTATTTCTACTGAGTTTTATTATGTTTAAATAACGCATCAAGGTATTTGGATTCTGCATACCAATCGCCATATCGACAAACGATTGACGTGAGAAGTTGTAAAACACAAAGGCATATGTGCTGATGGCTTTTTCAACAGCAGTTAAATCATTGTAATCAAACAACGATCTACGTGCTAAATCAACTGCTTCATTAAAAGCCATACCTTCTTTAAGGGCTTCAATCATTGCACCCGAACGAAAAATCATATCCTCTTTTACAAGTAATCCAGATGCTGTATCTGCAAGTTGAATAACTGTATTTTCTAATGTATTCATAAATCGTTTACTAAAACCTTTATTAGCCTTATTGTTGGCTTCTAAAAACGTAATCAACTTACCTTCTGCCAATACATTATCAACAAAGTTTGCTGTACTTCTTACACCACTTTTTGTGATTGCTTGATAGATGTCCCGATATGTGTATTGTTGTCCAGTTGGAGTAGTAACTGCAATTTCAAAACCTCTTGGGTCTTGTTTACTGCTACCACGAAGTACTGTACTTCCAGCAGCTTTCATGGTATCCCAACTCTTAATAGCCCTACCTGTTGTTTGATACGTAATTATATTCCCTGTTGAAATATTTACACCATGACTTCTAGTTGCACTTGCCAATACACCTACGTAAAACAACTGTTGTGAATACCCTAAAAGTTTCTTTACAAAATTCATTGGAGTTTTAGTTATAGTTTTTACACCTTTGGCTACTTTTGAATCATTCAAGAACTGACGTATCGTAGCTTCTGTACGAGATACACCATACCGTTTAAAGTCTGCTTCAAAGGCTTTGAAATCTTCTAAACCAAATAGCATTTTGCCATACTCTGGGTCTTTTCTAAACATGTCATCCAACAAAGCATGAGTATCATCTAGTGTAAACAATGGTCTATCAAGTACATCGTTGTTCCGTAGAATCAAAGTAGAGTATTCATTGGCTTTATATGCCATGTCACGTACCAATGCTTCGTCTGCCGGCTTAGTTAGAATCTCGTATGCCCTACCAAACTCTGTGCCCTCTAGATCTATTCTAGTACTCAACCATTCCAACTGTGCAATCACACCCAATTGACGTACGTTGTTGTATTCTTCTGTTAAATCATCTAGAAGCATGTTGTACTTTTCTGAGATTTGTTCCCGACGTAATTTGTTTTGCTGGGACACAGCAGTCTTTTCTATCTTTTCTAACTCTTTACGCAACTCTAATAAATCAGATGCCTTGTCTGCTCTTTCTTGCTCATATCGGTTGCGTATCTCTGATTCTTTCTTGTCTAACTCTTTACGCAGTTTTGCAACCTCGCTATCTGGCTTATCCTTTTTGGGTATAGCCTTGTACTCGTCTTTTCGTTTTGTCTTAATCTCTTTGTACTTTTCATCAATCGCTGTTTTCTTTGCTGCGGCTTCGGCATCTATTTTACCTACAGCTTCAACACGTTCCTTTTGAGCACGTTTAAGTATCTTGTCATACTTTTCTTTAATGTCTTTCTGTTTTGCATTGTACTGCTTTCTGTTTAATCCAGTGCCGGCAAGTGCTTTGATTTCTGCTTCGGCATCTGCTTTAATTTTAGCTTCTTGTACCCTATATTTTTTATTTGGCACTTTGTTATCTGCTATACGTTTAGCTTCAATAGGCTTTTTCTCAGCCACTGCCTTTGCATCTTCTTCACGAGTTATCTTGCTATTCTCAGATTCAGTTTTCTTCTCTCTGGCTTTTGTTATACGATCGTTGTAGTCCTCTCGTATAGGTGCAAACTCTCTTTCTATCTTGCGTTCTTTTGTATTGCGCAATGCTTCTTTATCTAAGTTATGTTGGACCTTTAATGTTTCTATTGTATCAGACAACTCTGGGTCAGAATCTAACTTGACTTGTGACTTCTCGTACTTCTTTTCAAACCGTAAATCAAAGTTAATGTCGCCACGAATCTCTTTTACCTTGTCTTTTATATTCGTTGTTAAGGTATCAAAAGCATCGTCACCCAACTCTGTACGTACATTCTGATATCGTAGCTCCATGTCTGCTGTTTCTCTTACCTTTTCCATCACTTCTTCAGTGATGCGCTTATCAGCCAATTCGTAGATGGTCATCTTCAGTAAACTATCAAACGTTTCTTGCTTAACGTCTTGACCACGAAACAACGATTCTGTGTCTGTTGGCTTCAAGTCTTTGTTGATAAAGTCTACATACAACTCATCATGGATTCTTCTCATTTCTGCATAGAAGTATGAACCAGCACCCAATCTCTCTACTTGTCTTGCTGCTTGTTCTGCTGTTACATCTGTAATCTTTCGTACGTCTACATTTATCTTTGTGTACAACACAGTATCAATTATTTCTGCTGGGTTCTCTGGATTGTATATAGGCATCCGCTCTGTCTTAATACGGTTAGACCATTCTTCTAGACGTGTTCCAAAAATGCTCCAGAAGTTCTGTTTATCTTCCATCATTTCATTTGCTACATTTTGTAGAAAAGATTGATATGCTTCTTTACCTTCTGAAGAATACAAGTCCTCAACAATAACTTGCTTATACGAAAAGTGTTTGTCGTAGTAATTGAAAATAGGCTTATTGCTTTCTGTGTAAATCATTTGACGAAACATGTAGTCCAAAGTATCTGTCAGCTCTTGTTTCTGTTTTAAAACTGCATAATCATCAACTTGACGTGGACCTATCACCATGTACCCAA